TAGAGCGTGTCTTGTTCAATCGGAGTCGCCAGACACGCTCTAACCCTTTATTTTCGCATGTCGAATAGCTCGAAACCGGTACCCACTTTCGAGCGACATGCTCTAAATTCATAATGTCACCGTTCGCAGGGACCGAACGCAGTGCTGAGCAGGTTTTAACCAATTTATCGGAAAACTTTTCGCAACATGCCGGGCCATGCGGTCGGGCGGCACCACATGTGAAGGAGCGCGGACCAAATGGCATTCGACTTTCTCAAAAGGCGCACTTATGCGGCGACCTCAGCGGCCAACGCCCCGGAAGCAAAGGCCAGTGCTGCGGGCCGTGTCATCGCCTGGCAGACTGCGGGCCGCGTCGCGTGGAGCCCGCGCGATACGGTCTCGCTCACCCGCCAAGGCTTTTCCGGCAATCCGGTGGGGTTTCGCTCCGTCAAGCTGATCGCGGAGGCCGCCTCGGCACTGCCGCTCGTGTTGCAAGACGCCACGCAGCGCTTTGACACCCACCCGCTGCTTGCGCTGTTGCGCAGCCCCAATGCCGCGCAAGGCCGGGCCGAACTGTTCGAGGCGCTTTATGGGCAGCTTTTGCTGTCGGGCAATGCCTATGTCGAAGCGGTGCAGGGCGCGCTGGCCCCAGCCGAATTGCATGTGCTGCGCTCGGACCGGATGAGCGTCGTGCCGGGCCAGGATGGCTGGCCGGTGGCCTTTGACTATGCGGTTGGCGGGCGCAAGCACCGCTTTGACGCCACGGGCACACCGCCTGCGATCTGCCATATCCGCAGCTTTCACCCACAAGACGACCATTATGGCTTCTCGCCCATGCAGGCCGCAGCGATGGCGCTGGATGTGCACAATGCCGCCTCGCGCTGGTCCAAAGCGCTCTTGGACAACGCGGCTCGTCCGTCAGGGGCCATCGTCTACAAAGGTCATGACGGGCAGGGCGCGCTCAGCCACGACCAATATGACCGTTTGGTGAGCGAGATCGAAAGCAACCATCAAGGGGCCCGCAACGCAGGGCGTCCGATGTTGCTCGAAGGGGGGCTCGATTGGAAGCCGATGGGCTTTTCGCCCTCCGACATGGAATTTCAGAAGACTAAGGAGGCGGCGGCGCGCGAGATTGCACTGGCCTTTGGAGTGCCGCCAATGCTGCTGGGTATCCAAGGGGATGCCACGTACTCGAACTACCAAGAGGCCAACCGTGCCTTTTACCGTCTCACCGTGTTGCCCTTGGCGCAGCGCGTGGCGGCGCAACTGGGGGCTTGGCTGTCGGCGTTCACCGGTGAGGCGTTGGAGCTGAAGCCCGATCTCGATCAAGTGCCAGCCCTGGCGGCGGAACGCGACGCGCAATGGTCGCGGGTGGCAAAAGCCGATTTTCTGACGGCGTCCGAAAAGCGCGGGCTCTTGGGCCTGCCGCCGCTGGCTGATGGCTTGGACGCACAACACCACGAGGCGGGGGCGGCTGGCGATGGCTGATCGGTTTATGTGCGCGCCGGGGCTCAAACTGCACGCCCATGAGCGGCTGGTTGAGGTCAAGCTAAGCGAATTAGAGCGGCGCTTAGATCACATGGAGCGACTTCTGGAGCGTTGGGAAAAACGCTTGTGGCCCACGGTTTACGGCGTGGTTGCGGTGATCTTGGCACAAGCGGTGCAAGGGTTTTTGGTGGTTGCGCCGTAAGGCGCAGCGCACGGAGAGACGACAGAGCCCGGCGCGGCTCCACAAGCAAAAGGATGAGGCAATGGATACCGGATTAGAGCATAAGTTTGCGCGCTTTGGCGACGCGCTTGAGGTGCAGGACGGCGCGCTGATCGAAGGCTATGCCAGCCATTTTGGCGCCACCGACCAAGGCGGTGACCAGGTCACCAAAGGTGCTTATGCCGCGTCCCTGGCGCGGGCGGCCAAAGAGGGGCGGCGCATCAAGATGCTCTGGCAACATGATGCCACACAGCCCATCGGCGTCTGGGATGTGGTGCGCGAGGATGAGCGGGGGCTCTTTGTTAAGGGTCGCATCTTGGAGACCACCCAAAAAGGTGCCGAAGCCGCGGCCTTGGTGGCGGCAGGCGCTATTGACGGGCTGTCGATTGGGTACCGCACCATGAAAGCGCGCAAGACAAAAGAGGGCCACAGGCTCTTGACCGAACTGGAACTTTGGGAAGTGTCGCTTGTCACCTTTCCAATGCTTCCCAGTGCGCGGGTTGCGGCCAAAGCCGAGGATACGGCTGAGGCGGACCTGCTTACCGATCTGGCGGCGGCGTTTGACGCGGCGCGCGCTGGGCTGAGCCGGGACTAGGCGTCCCACACCGACACTGCAAGAAGGGGTGATCCATGAGCAGACCCGAGGCGAAAGCCGCGGCGGGGGGCGGTTTGTCCCCCGCGACCCAAGCCCGCGAAGCTGTCACAGGCTTTCTGTCCGACTTCAAGGACTTCCAAACCGATCTCAACACCAAACTGCAACAGCAAGAAGAGCGATTGACAATGCTGGACCGAAAAACCGCCACCTATGGCCGACCGCCCTTGGGCGCGGCTGCTGATCTTGATGCGCCACACCAAAAGGCGTTTGATGCCTATTTGCGCTCGGGCGATGATGATGGCCTGCGGGGGCTGGAGCTTGAGGGCAAGGCGCTTTCTACCTCCGTGAACTCCGATGGCGGCTATTTGGTTGACCCCGCCACCTCCGAGACGGTGCAGTCGGTGCTCAATGCCACTGCCTCGATCCGTGCCATCGCCTCGGTGGTGCATGTGGAAGCCACGTCTTACGATGTGCTGATCGACCATGCCGACATGCACGCCGGTTGGGCCTCCGAGAGTGGCGTGGCGGCGGAAACCGACACGCCCAAGCTCGACCGGATTTCGATCCCACTGCACGAGCTGTCCGCCTTGCCAAAAGCGTCACAGCGCCTGCTGGATGACAGCGCCTTTGACGTGGAAAACTGGCTGGCAGGCCGGATTGCCGACAAATTCGCCCGTGCCGAAGCGCAAGCCTTTGTGGCGGGCGATGGCCAAGACAAGCCCACCGGCTTTCTGACCAAGCCCGTGGTGGACAATGATGTCTGGACCTGGGGCAATTTGGGCTATGTGCCGACGGGTGTGGATGGCGACATCACCGCTGAGTCCATCGTGGACCTGGTCTATGCCTTGGGGGCCGAATACCGGGCCGGGGCGACATTTGTGCTCAACTCCAAGACTGTGGGCACAGTGCGCAAGCTCAAGGACAATGATGGCCGCTTTTTGTGGTCTGACGGGTTGTCGGCAAGCGAGCCTGCGCGACTGATGGGCTATCCCGTGCTGATCTGCGAAGACATGCCGGATCCGGCGGACGACGCCTTTGCCGTGGCCTTTGGCGATTTTGCCGCTGGCTACACCATCGCCGAACGCCCCGACCTGCGGGTGCTGCGCGATCCGTTCAGTGCCAAGCCGCATGTGTTGTTCTTTGCCACCAAGCGCGTGGGCGGCGATGTGACCGATTTCGGCGCCATCAAGCTGCTGAAATTCGGCACCTCCTAAGCCGCGCGCGGCCCTCAAGATAGTGGGGGCCAGGTTCACCGCTTGGCCCGCACTTGCCGTGGGCGCGTATCTGCCACGACCTCGTGTCGTCTAGCTGCTCCCCTCCGTCCGAGCGATGCGAGGCCGAACACCAGGTATGCGCCCACACCCTGCTTACCGCCCGGTCCCAACCCCCGTGGAGACAAAACTATGTTGATCGAAGAAACAACGGTGCCGGAAACCGCATTCCCGCTCGAAGAGTTCCGCGCACATTTGCGCATGGGCAGCGGGTTTGATGATGACACTTTGCAAGACCGCATCCTGACCAGCTTTCTGCGCGCCGCCATGAGCGCCATCGAAGCGCGGACCGGCAAGGCCCTGTATCAACGTGGTTTCTTGCTGTCGCTGCCGCAATGGCAATCTGAAACCGTGCAAACCCTGCCCGTGGCCCCTGTGGTGGTGATCAACCAGATGCGGCTCATCGACCGTGGGGGATTTGCCACGGAGGTGGATTTGACGGGCCTGCGCCTGGACGGCAACACCTCGGCCCCGCGCATCATAGCGACGCAAAGACCGCTGCCGCCCATCCCCGATGGGGGCTATGCCGATATCCGCTTTGTCGGCGGATGGAGCACGGATTGGAACGAACTTCCCGCCGATCTGGCCCATGCGGTGTTCCTGCTGGCGGCGCATTACTATGAGTACCGCTACGAAACCTCGCTCAGCGAGGGCTGTATGCCCTTTGGCGTCTCCAGCCTGATCGAGCGCTACAAGCCGGTGCGGATCGGCTTTGGAGACGCGCAATGAGCCCGCCACGTCTCAACCGGCGGCTGACGCTCGAAGCGCCGCAACGGGTGCCCGACGCATCCGGCGGCTTCCAGATCGTCTGGGTTCCCTTGGGCGTGATCTGGGGAGACTGCCGCGCTGGCTCGGTGCGTGAGCGCCAAGAGGGCGGTGCGACAGTGTCCAGCGTGAATTACACCATCACCGTGCGCAACGCCGACATTGCCAGCCCCCAACGTCCGCACCCCGATCAGCGCTTCCGCGATGGCGCGCGGGTGTTCTCCATCCACGCCGTGTCCGAGAGCGATATGGACGGGTTTTACCTGCAATGCCACGCCACCGAGGAGGTGCTCGCATGAGCTACGCCCTTTCAGCCGCGCTGCAATCGGCGGTGTTCAGCGCGCTGCGCCAGGACCCCAAGATCGCCGAGCTTGTGGGGGCGCATGTCTATGACGCGCTCGCCAGCGGCCAGGCCCCCGAACTCTACATCAGCCTCGGGCCAGAGGTCGTCACCGACGCCTCCGACAAATCCTGCGCGGGCGCGGTGCATCGCTTTACCGTGTCAGTGATCTCTACCGCGCCGGGCTTTGCGATTGCCAAGACCGTGGCGGCGGCGGTGTGCGACGCGCTGTTGCCCGCCACACTGACGCTCTCGCGCGGCCATCTTGTCGGGCTCACCTTCGAGCGCGCCACGGCAATCCGCACCGATGCGGCCAGTTCCCGACGGATCGACCTGCGCTTTCGGGCGCGCGTCGAAGACACCGATCTTCCCACCTCTCACAACATTGGAGACGACACATGAGCGCTCAAAACGGAAAAGACCTTCTGGTGAAGGTCGATATGAGCAACTCTGGCAGCTTTGAGACGCTGGCCGGTCTGCGGGCAACCCGCATCAGCTTCAACGCCGAAAGCGTCGATGTGACCTCACTGGAAAGTGCTGGCGGCTGGCGCGAGCTTTTGGGCGGGGCGGGGATGCGCTCGGCCAATATCTCAGGCTCCGGCGTCTTTAAAGATGCCGCCACGGATGAGCGCACACGCGGCATTTTCTTTGATGGCACCACCCCACGCTTTCAGGTCATCATCCCGGATTTCGGCATTGTCGAAGGGCCGTTCCAAGTGACAGCGCTGGACTATGCAGGCTCGCATAACGGTGAGGCGACCTATGAGTTGAGCCTGGCCTCGGCGGGTGCGCTGACCTTTTCGGGCGCGTGATCTGCCATGAGCAATCCATGGAGGGGAGAGGTGGCGCTTGAGGTCGAGGGGCAGAGCTATGA